AGGTTATACATCTTTGAGCGGATCATACTGGGCGAGAGGAAATTCAAATTCGGCGTTTATGGCACTTATGGATGTGGCATATGGAAAGCCATATGATGTACATTCTTTTGACAGTAAATATTATGATTTCAATTATGAACGATTACAGAAAACATGCCCAGGTGCGAATTGCTTACATGCTCATGCTGGTAGTATGTTGAGAAATGATGAAATCATCGTATATAAAGAAGACCAGTGTACAATCAAATATTTAGTTGAACTGAGATAAGGAGAAATGATTATGGTAGTAAAAAATTGTAGAGAATGTGAACATACAAATAATTGCAGATCATATTATAGCGGACTCGGCTGTAAAAAGCGTGATGAAATTCTTAAACATATTGCAGAACTAAAAACTGAAAAGAAAGAAGGTAAAGCAAATGATTAAAATAGGATTGGCTTTAATTGGTGTAGTGGTAGTTGTAGGTTTGTATTCTTGTGTTGTGGCTGGTAAAAATACAGACAATGCGATGCATGATTACTTTGAAAAATATAAATAAAATATGTTTTTTATTTTGTTGAGAGATTTCCCCACTTTTAGCTGATATATCGCTATTATTTGGGTATAATTCTCCATTTTCAATAGTATTTTCTGCCATATTTTAATATATCCTTCCACTATTTGAGCGTATTTGCGTGAATTTATCTTGAAACCGCCGATATTTAGCTGATTTGCGGTATAAGATAAAAAACATATTCACACAGAAAGTAGCTTGAAATTGCTTCAAGCACTTCCGTTGGATTTGAAAATTGCGAAGACTCAGAATAGAATCAGAGAGTGGTATAACTATTATGGTGGGGAGGTATATGTAAGTTTTTCTGGTGGAAAAGACAGTACGGTACTATTGGATATTGTAAGAGGATTATACCCAGATATAGAAGCGGTATATGTAGACACTGGACTTGAATATCCAGAACTGAGAGACTTTGTTAAAACGATTGATAATGTCACATGGTTAAAACCCAAAAAGAATTTCAAGAGAGTTATTCAGGAATATGGATATCCAATCGTCAGTAAAGAAGTGGCAAACAAAGTTCATGGTGCAAAGCCTGGAAATACAAGGTGGCAGCAGCTTCATGGTACATACATTGATAATAATACCGGCAAGTTGTCTACACATTATAATTATAAGAAATGGGAATATTTGCTTGATGCTGACTTTAAGATATCAGATCAGTGTTGTGCAGTTATGAAAAAACGCCCATCTCTGCAGTATGAGAAACAAACTGGTAAGAAACCAATCTTAGGACTCATGGCAGCAGAAAGTCAAAAGAGAAAAACAGATTATATGAAAACTGGTTGCAATGCTTTTGAGAAAGAGCGTCCACAAAGTCAACCTATGGGATTTTGGACGGAGCAAGATGTTTTACAATATCTGTATGAAAAGGAAATTCCATATGCATCAGTTTATGGCGATATAGTATTTGAAGATGGGAAATATCGCACGACTGGGTGTAATAGAACAGGTTGTATCTTTTGTGGCTTTGGCTGCCACCTTGAAAAAGAACCAAACAGATTCCAGATGTTGAAACAGACACATCCGAAGTTATGGGAGTATTGTATGAAACCGATTGAATCTGGTGGTTTGGGAATGAGAGAGGTAATGGAATATATCAATGTTCCTATAGAATAAACAAGCAAAAATAAATGTTGACATTTGCAAGAATGATGGTATAATGTAAAGGAAAAGTGAATAGAGTCTATTTTTCTTTTATATTATAATCAAACGATAATAAAGGAAACAACCAATAATGAAAACAAATGAAATATATAATATGGATTGCATATCATTCCTCCATAGCGTAGATGGGGGGGCAATTTGACTTAACACTAACAGATATCCCATATGGTGAAGTGAATCGTTCCAGTAATGGACTGAGAAATCTGGATAAAGAAGATGCTGATATACTGACTTTTAACCTACAAGACTTTTTAAAAGAGATTTATGAGGTTACAAAAAGTACGATCATTATATTTTGTGGGAAAGAGCAGATGTCGGAAATTCATAAATTCTTTTCTGAAAAACAGAAGAAAGGAAAAGGAACAGTCCGGCAGCTTGTATGGAAGAAAACGAATCCTTCACCTATGAATGGGCAAAATATTTATCTTTCCGGCATTGAAAATGCTGTGTGGTTCAAGAAGCGTGGCGGTACATTCAATGCTCACTGTAAAAATACAGTATTTGAATATCCGTGTGGAAGAAACAAATTGCACCCTACAGAAAAGAATCATGAGTTATTGCGAGAATTGATAAGAGATAACAGCAATGAGGGTGATATAGTTTTTGATCCATGTTGCGGAAGTGGCGCACACTGTTTGGTGGCGAAGGAAGAGAATAGAAATTACATAGGTGTTGAATTGAAAAATAAATATTATGAAATTGCAAAAGAAAGGTTGAAAAATGCCTCATAAACATAACGGCTTTGAAATGTCTAATAAGTTTAAAGGCGTATACAAAGGAATAATAGGAATGCCAATGAGCGAAATAGAAGAACGATTTAGAAAACATGGTAAAAAGTTGTACCATGTAGATTTTGCTAAAATTGTGAGGATAATGTATGAGGAACAGAGCTTGGCGCAGAAAGAAGAACTTTTCAAAAGGTCGCAGAAAGAAACGTATTGCAGTGGCGGTCTGCCGGAACTGGTGGTATGAACATGACGGGCAGTATATCAAAGGTAAAATCCATTGTTCGTGTCCTTCATGTAGTCCAAAGACGAAGAATCGTGGACATGGAGCTGCAAGAAATTACACACATTCAGACCTTGCAAAAGTAGAATCTATGCAATGTAAAATTTCAGAATACAAAAATGGAGAAGTAGAAGACGATGGTAAAAATCAGTGTTAAAGATGGTAAATATGTAGTCGATGCGACAATTCATACAGAAATAAGTACATCGAATATTGCTGAAGTACAGGAAAGTTTTGCAGTAGATTGTGCAGTAGAATTTGCAGAGGCAATTAGAAAAATGGTCATCAATAATGAAATGCTTGTGAATGTAATGAAAAAAGCAGGTAAGGAGTGCATGTTATGAAAATGATTAACACCAGTGAGTGCGAAAAATGTAAGCATGGAACTGTAGATGACACAAATAAAGCAAGAGTAAAAGTGCATTGTGATATCAAAAATAAGGATTATATCTATGGTGCATGTATTCCATGTGAAGATAAGGAGAACAAGTAGTGGGAGTATTAAAAGTAAGAAAAGGAGAAATCCTTGAAACGGAAACTGACATTGAATATAAAAATAGTCTTGGTCAGGAAGCGGAAATTTCCAAAGGTGAAAATAAGAGCCTTGATCTGGAAAAGAATCTTGATAAATCAGAACATTCACTTGACGATGTGAGAGCATCTATTGAAATGGCACTTGTTGAAATTGGTATGGAGGCAGGAAATGGCGAAGTTGAGAAAGAAGATTAAAATTGGCGATGGCTGCATGACAGCAATCTTAATCGCTCTGTTGTTTGTAGTGATATATGCAGTTAGTTGGATTTGCACTTGTGGGATTATCAAGCTCATTACAATGTGCTTTGGTCTGACATTTTCATGGGCGATTGCAACAGGAATTTGGTTGGTCATTCTGTTATTGAAGGGCATTTTCAATGTAACAGTGAAGAATGAAAATAAGCCGACAAGAAGATATTAAAGGAGAAGGACAATGGCTATTATCGGTGCAATTTTAGGAGATATTGCAGGATCAAAATGGGAATTCAACAGACCAAAGGATTTGGATTATGAGCATATTGAATTATTCCAGGATGACAGCTACTACACGGACGATACCGTTTTGTCGGTAGCCACAAAATATGCTCTTAAAAACGGCATATCATTTAAGGATGCATACAACGAATTTGGCAACGATTACATTGATTGTGGATATGGTGACAGATTCTTTGAGTGGTTGATTTTTAAAAGCAAGAAACCATATAAGAGTTGTGGTAATGGATCTGCAATGAGAGTATCGCCGGTTATTGACTTTGCAAAAAGTCGTGAGGATATCATCAAATATGCCACTATGTCAGCAGAGTGTACTCATAATCATCAGGAAGGAATTAAGGGTGCAGTTGTAACGGCTACATGTGGTTGGATGGCAAAAAGTGGTGCATCTAAAAAGGAAATCGAAGAATATGCAAGCCGTGAATATCCGGCTGGAAGTTACTATAAATACCCAGTTTCAATGTCAATGAAAGAACTGAGAGAAGTATATAAATGGGACGAAACCTGTCAAGGCAGTGTTCCAGCAGCAATCAGATGTTTTCTTGACAGTGAAGATTATGAAAGTTTCATCAGAAATGTACTGAGCTTCAAGTGTGATTCAGATACATTAGGAGCTATCGGCGGTGGTATTGCGGAAGCGTTTTATAAAGGTACTGGATTTAACAATGATGAATTGCTGAAAAAGTATCTTGATGAAAGATTATATGGAATTGTGAAGGAGAGCAAATAATGGATTTAAGAGAAATGGAATTAAGAGATACTGTAGAAATGATGAATAATGCTGATTACAAAGAAAGATTTAAAGCGGAATACTATCAGACAGCTATTCGTTATGGGAAACTGAAAGCAATGGTAGATAAGCACAATAACGGTACACTGGAATTTAAACCAACATGTCCTATGAGCATTTATGACATTCAGCTTAGAGCCATGCGTGATTATCTGACTATCCTTGAAGCTAGAGCAGCTATTGAAGGAGTAGAGTTAGATGGATAACATAGCAGGAAAGCAATTCATAGATCATCCAGAGAAGAGAAGAAATAAAAAATCTTTTTCATTTGATTCTCTGGAATACCGTCATATAGGCATTTCCAGAAAGTCAAATGAGAGATTTTATACTAACTATGCAACAAAACAATATACGAAAGGCTTATAAATCAATGGTTTTTAATGAAGTAAATAAAAAAGATTTTATATTAGATATTCTTGTAGCTTGTGAAGAATCACAAGAAGTATGCAAAGCATTTAGAGAAAAAGGTCATAATGCTTTTAGCTGTGACATAATGGAATGCTCTGGAAATCACCCGGAGTGGCATATAAAAGATAACGTACTTCCGTTATTAAACGGAAACTGTAGCTTTAAAACAATGGACGGGAAAGAACATAATATTGATGGTAAATGGGATATGATTCTCGCATTCCCACCTTGTACGCATTTAGCTGTAAGTGGTGCAAAGCATTTTGAGAAGAAAAGAGCAGATGGAAGACAGCGAGATGGTATTGAATTCTTCTGCCAGTTTTTAACTGCTGATTGTGACAAAATTTCCATTGAAAATCCAATTGGGATAATCAGTGGAGATTATATAAAAAAGTGGTTTCCAGATTTAGCACAAAAATATGGTTTACCGATAAAACCTACACAAATAATTCAGCCGTATGAATTTGGACATCACACGAAAAAATCAACTTGTCTTTGGCTTAAAGGATTGCAAAAATTGACACCAACGAACATAGTTGAACCAAAAATAATTACATATAAAGGTGGAGCTAAATTTGGTGCAGGAATTGGACAAGTATTTGATGAAAATGGAAAAGCAATTCCATTTCATGATCCAAGAACTGCTAAAGCAAGAAGTAAAACATTCTCAGGTGTAGCAAAAGCAATGGCAGACACATGGGGATAAAGATAAAAATAAAAGTAAATTTTTATTTTGTTTGTCTAAATCCATTGGTTTTACTACCTCCGTTTATTCTTTATATAAAATAATTAAGCAATTCTTTTAATTGCATGTTTTTGAAATGAGCAATATAAGCCAATCATAGAGATTAAGATAAAAATTTACTTCAAAAAGGATTATCTGTATTGAGTCTTTTTGATGGTATTAGTTGTGGAATGTTAGCTTTAAAAAGAGCTGGTATTCCAGTAAAGAGATATGTGGCATATGAAATTGAGAAAAATGCAATCAAGATAAGCCAAAAGAACTATCCACAGATTGAACAATGTGGAGATGTACGAACAGCAGATTTTAGCCAATACGAAGGTTTTGATTTGTTGATTGGTGGGAGTCCTTGCCAGGATTTATCAAATTACAAATATGATCGTGGAGAGGTAAAAGGGCTTGACGGAGAGAAAAGTGGTCTATTCTATTACTATGTCAAGGCTCTAAAAGAAGTAAAGCCTAAATATTTTCTGCTTGAAAACGTTGCAAGTATGGAAAAGAAATGGGCAGATGTAATATCAGAAGAATTAGGTGTAGAACCAATAATGATTAACTCAGCTCTTGTATGTGCAGCAGAACGAAAGCGGTTGTACTGGACGAATATACCGAACATAGAACAGCCAGAAGATAAAGGAATTGTACTGAAAGATATTGTTATTCCGGCAAATGAAGTAGCAGATAAATATTGGTATACAAAATATCCAATAACTGTTCATGACGGTGATGTAAAAGTAAAGGCTACCATTCACTTAAATAGTCACAGACAGGCGAAGGAAGTATATGGATTGAATCATAAATGTAATACATTACTTTGTGATGGAAATGGTGGAAATCTAGCAAAGAAAGTATATCAGGATAACAGGGTAAGAAGATTAACGCCTCTTGAATATGAACGACTGCAGACATTGCCAGATCATTATACGGATTGTGTGGCAGACAGCAGAAGATATACAGCAATAGGAAATGGGTGGACAGTTGATGTTATAGCCCACATATTAAAAAACATAATCAAACATAAATAAAGGAGAATATATATGGCATATATTATTGCAAAGAAAAATAATAAAAATGGGAAAGTAACAGTATTAACAGTGAATAATGTTTTTGTACCGATTGATGAAGACAAAAAACATGTATGCAAGGGATTCACAGATATCAATGAGGCGAACAAGGTAAAAGAAAAGTATGATAAGGAATACCCACATGATGTTATTGCGGTTGGAATTTATCAGCAGGGATTAGTAGATCCAGGACAGGTTTTTAAGGATTATTTTGAGAAGAAATAAATTAAATTGTTTTTTTATCCATATTTTCCAATTTATACATCCTTTCAAATAGGCTATAGCAAGTAATTTTAGAAGATATGACCAATATGTAATTCTTTTTATCATCAAATCATAAATTCTGAAATTACCTATATTAGCTGTTTACGAGTTCCATAAGTAAATGAAAAAACAATTCCAAATTGGGAATTGGTAAACTTTTGTGAAATTGATAAATTCGCTGCTCAATCATATTGTGCTGTGCATGAAGTTGATGCAGATAAAAATATCGGGGATATTACAAAGATTGATGAAAACAAAATGCAACCGTTTACTATGATTTGTGGTGGATCACCTTGCCAGGATTTCAGTGTTGCCGGGAAACAGAAAGGCAGCATGTGGCAATGTGCAGATTGCGGGCATGAATATAATCCACTTACAGTACATTTTTCAAGAAGAAATAAATGCCCGAAATGTAGTAGTGAAAATCTTGACAAGACACGTTCATCATTACTTGTGGAATGGTTAAGAGTTGTAAGAGCAAACAAGCCGTTGTGGGGAATATACGAAAATGTAAAAAATATTGTTGGAAAATCATTCAAGGAAACATTCGATATGTTTATCGAAGAACTGCATGAATACGGATATAACACTTATTATAAAGTTTTGAACGCAAAAGATTTTGGAATCCCTCAGAACAGGGAGAGACTTTATCTGATTATCGTAAACAAAGATATTGATAACGGGAAATTTGAATTTCCAGAAGGTTTTGAAAGCAATACAGTCATGTACGATATTTTGGAAGATGAAGAAAATGTAGATACAAAATACTATGTAGATTCAGCCAAAGAGAAAGAAGCATTACAAGAAATGATTGACTCTGGTAAACTCCGTAAAGACTATTCAAACACTGTAAGATGGGGGGCAGAGGCTCACTAGACAGACATCAGTGGGATCTTATTCAGATACCAGGCAAGGAGCAATCATAAGTAAATGCGGAAAATGTGTAGATAAATTTACGGACTGTGCCAATGCATTACTTGCAAGAGACTATAAGGGTTTCGGCAATCAAGGAATGAATGGTGTGATTTCAATTAAACAACCAGGAAAGGAATAATAATGGAACGATATATTTGTGAAAGACGATGTGATGAAGGGTTGAGATCTTTCAAGGGGGGCTTTGTGGAACAATTCGTACAATCAATGCAGGAGGAGATAAAAGAGTGATTATTGAGGATAAAAACAATGTAAGTACAGATGATTATGCAATTAGAAGACTGACACCAAGAGAATGTTGGAGATTGATGGATTTTTCCGACAGTGATTTTGACAAGGCAAAAGCAGCAGGAATGAGTGATACGCAACTTTATAAACAAGCTGGGAATTCAATTTGTGTGGGAGTTCTGTATCATATTTATAAAAATCTATACAATGCTATGCCGTATTTATTTGATGACTTAAAAGTTAGCAGCTTCTTTTCAGGTATTGGAGCTTTTGAGAAAGGGTTGGATAGATTGTATGCAGAAATCAATTGATAATCAACCAAAAATAAAAGTATTAGGACGATTAAATATTAAGGGACTTGACATAATAAAGAGAGTTTATTCTGCAGAAGGATTAGCACCTACTCTTTCAACGATGATGGGGGGGCAAAGACAACCGAAAGTAATCGTCAGGAGAAACCATGAGTGATATGAAGCCGAGGTTAGTAGGTGGTTTTGGTGAAATTAACTTCGGCAAACAATATCGCCAGGGAAATAGAATTTATGATGCTGATGCAATTGCAGTATGCTTAACGGCACAGCCATTAGGTAATATGGGAGGCTACAGTAGCTTATATGTTGTCAGAAGAAAGAAAAGTAAAAAAGATGGGGAACGTATCAACGAAAAATAGTCAAGCTGGTACGGTATATTCGCCAGGGGGGTGTCACCTACGATATGTGCTGGCACACATGGATATGCCATTGGATATATTGTAGTTAAGAATTTTCCTTCTGGTCGAAATAATAGGAGAAAATAAATGACATATGGATTTATCTGCCCTAATTGTGGGCGAAAAGAAAATATTACAATGCCGATCACTCAATACACATCAGAAGGTCATTTATGCCCAGAGTGTAATACAGAAATGCAGAGAGATGTTTCAACTATGGGATGTATGAGTATTGATAAGACCGGCGATTTTTACCGGCGTGTAAATTAGAAAAGTTGAAATAGGAGGACTGGCAAAATGTACGATAAAAGTAAACGGAGAAAAAGAAGACACAACACTAGAAGATGTAAAAGAAAATTGAAGAAAATGTATAACAATGGATATGGAGCTGTGTGTGAATTCGATGAAGATAGCAGAGGTCGTACAGTTGCCACACCATATTATTGCCGGTGCTATAGAAGCAAAATGTCTTCATACTGCAAGAAACTCACAAATCGAAAATTAAGGCGTTATAAAGGTGAAATTCATAAGGGTGGTAATTACAGAAGAGTATTCGATATGTGGTGGGAATTAGATTAGGAGGTTAAAATGGAAGTTCGTGAATTTTTGGAATCATTAGGTATGGATCTGAAGAAACCAATTGCACAAGACATTTATGATGGGCAAGGAATAATACTTGGTGAATATGAAAGGTTCTTAGAATCGCAAACATCAATGGCTGCTGCAATGAGTTTAGCTGAAGTGTATGCAAATTGCAATAATGCTTATGATGAAATGAATAACGATAGGAAAATTAAGTTGCTTAAAAAGAGCATTAAGCATTGTAGAAATCCACTTGAAAAGAAAGGGTTGGAAAAGCAGTTAAATAAAGCATACAAAGAAAGGAAAAAGCAAAAACATGAAAAATAATAAAGCAATAGAATTGACAATAACACCTAATTATGTTTCTGACTGGGATTTCTGTGATGCCGTAAGAGAACTTATCCAGAATGGAATTGACCAGGAAACTCTTGATTCAGAAAATGCGTTTGATATTTCATATGATGAGGAAGAAAAGACATTACAGTTATGTAGTCCGAAGTCATCTCTTGAAATCAATACATTATTACTTGGTTGTAGCACAAAGACAGACAATTCAGATACAGTCGGTCAGTTTGGTGAGGGTTATAAAATCGCAGCTCTTGTGTTAAACAGAATCGGCAAAACATTCACCGTATACAACAACAGTAAAAACGAAATCTGGATATCCAGTTTTGAGAAATCAAAGGTATTTGGAGAGCCGGTACTGACATTCAAAATCTTCGACAATATTACAGAAAATGAAGGACTTATCATTGAAATTGAGAATGTAGAGTCTGAGGAATACAAAAAACTTTTCAATGTTTGGTTAGACATGCCGGGGAGCGAACAGCACGAAAAGATTGAAACAACATATGGATGGATATTTACAGATAAAGATATGCAAGGAAAAGTATTTGTAAATGGACTTGCAATTGAGAGCAAAAGCGATAAGCACTTTGGCTATAATTTTAAGCCGAAATATATTACCCTTGAACGTGATCGCAAGAGCTGCAACAGTTGGGATATGAGTAGAGTTACGGCTGACATGATTTGCGAAGCTCTTAATTCTGGCACACTCAATATCAAAGAGGTTATTAAGATTGCGAAAGAAGGAAGATTCTCTGATATAAATAATCTTCAGTATAAAACATGGGACAGCAATGTTCAGAAAATAGGGCAAATGTTTGTTGATGAATTTGATGAAGAATACAGCGATGCAATTCCAGTAAGTTGCCAGTCTGATTTTGACCATGTAAAAGAAATGGGTGGAAAACCTGTTATCGTGCCATATGAAATCGCTCAGATTGTGTCTGATATCACGAAAGAGCGAATTGATAAACTGGCAGAAAACATATGGGGCAGTGGATTCACAACAAAAGAAAAACTGCAGCAGTGGCGTGATTTTTATAAAGACGAAATTTCCGAAGAAGCTATAAGACATTTCAACCAGATCATCGAAGAATTAAATTAGGAGGAACTATGGAACTTACCCCTGAACTGAAACGCCGATTTTGCAAAAATTGTAATATTCCAATCTCAATTTTTGTAGAGCCATTTTTCACGGATCGTATCAAATTATTCTCTATGTATTATAACACGATAGAAGAATTGCAGAAATTCGTGAAATCAATTGAACCGTATAATTGTGAACAGGATTATTATGAGCATTACAATAAGACAAAAGATGCAGCTATCAATTTTATCAAAGGTACAGAAGGATATGAAAAATTCAACAACATGGATATGAAAGAAATTTCAAAAGCTATCTCAGAAATTCACATTCCTTCGTCTGATATCTATAAGCCGACAAACGATGGAAAAAGATTTATTAGTATTGATATGAAGAAAGCAAATTTCCATTCGTTGAAAGCATTTGCGCCAGATATTTTTGATAATGCCGATACTTGGGAAGACTTTATGCGGAAGTTTACCGATGATGAGCATATTATCGGAAGTAAATATGTGAGACAAGTGATTCTTGGAAATTGCAACCCAAAACGGCACATTGCATATGAAAAATATTTGATGCATTTTATCATTCTTTCTTTGGCTGAAATTGTTTCGCCGGAAGATATCGTATGCTTTTCTAATGATGAAGTTGTTATTAAAACAGACGATAATAAAAAATATGATGTAAATGCAATTGAAAAATGCGTGAAAAATTCATACTTTGGGCAGCATATTCCATTCAAAGTGGAAGAATTTAAGCTGGACTATCTGGGAGAAGGTATCGGATATATCAAACGATATGATGACGAGAAGTTTAAGTTGAAATGTGTTGACAACGATTATTTTCCGATGATTCTGAGATTGGTGCAGTCCGGCTATGTAATACTCAATGATTTGTTCTTTGTGCATAAAGGCGTATTGGCAAGATTTAATGATGTGCCTAAAAATATCCGTAAAGCATTTAACTATGATGGAGGTGCGATTATAGAGTGGTAATGGGAGAAGGTAGAATGACAAAAGAAGAGATGAAAGAATATCTGATGTCAACAGGACTATACGAGAATACAGACACGGATATGTTCTATGAAGAAGGAATGATGTCATCAGACGAAGTAGTTTCGGTAAGAGATATCACAGAAAGATTCATTAGTGTTGATAAAGAATTTGCTGGAAAACCGTGGAATATTCTGCAGATTCTAACAAATATCCGTATGGTTGGTGCTGTAGAAAACAAAAATACGGAAAGAGGAAAATTAGAAAAACTCTTAGAGTGGATTACAAAAGAAGAGGATCAGAGAGCGGAATTCGCATCAAAGAGCTTTGAAAAAGGTAGTGTTTTGGGTATGAACATTCATAATGCGGAAGCATCAGAGTGTACAAAAATCCGCTGGTTAATTGAAGATATGTTAAATAGCGAAAGAAACGAACAAATGGGATTTAATGAAGCGTATGTACTGATGAAACGTGGTGCAAAAATCAAACGTCCCGACTGGACAGGCTATTGGTATTGGTCTGAAGAATATAAAACGATTATGATTCATTGTCAAGACGGGCAAGAGTTGGATATCAGGAGTACAGAAAATGTAGGATTCACAATGGATAATATCTGCCAGAATGATTGGATTGAGGTGAAATAGATGGAACAGAAATGTGAAAACTGTAGATTCTTTTGCAAGCTCAATCTATTTGCAAGATATGTCGGGACAGTAGGTGGTATAGGATGTGTGTCTGGTTGGAGAGTAGAAAAAATGCATTCAAAATTTCAAGAGTCATGCGGATGTAATGTATTTCTAACAGATAGTGGCATAGTCAATGAGACACTACCACATGATGTATGTGAACTCTTTAAGCCAAAAGAAACGGAGGAACATGATTATGTCAAGAAATAAATATCCTGGATATTGCTATTGCTGCGGAGAATATGTAAAGCCGGGATTCGGGCATTATGAAAAGACACGGGGCAAAAACATGTATCGACAATATGGAAAGTGGCGTATTAAATGCGTGAAATGCGCAAGCGGAAGAACTGTACATGATACAGATAAAGAAGTATTACGTGTACAAAACGGGTAAATTAAAAACTGGTTTTATCCTTTTGGCGGTTTCTTCCCATGTTTCAAAATTAAAATCAGTATAATCGGGGCAATTTGAATGTTTTTTAAAGGTAACGGATAGGTCATCGGCAATCATTACTTTATATAAATACTTCAAGTTGCCCTTTTTATCATATGCTTTTACAATTGAGTTATCTAACCAAAAAGTACCAGGATATATTTCATAATCGAAACCGTTTTCTTTCCACATTTTTATTAAATCTTCATATATAGGTTGCATATTTTCCTCCAATAAAACCAGTTTTTCAAAAGAAGGAACAGGAAAGCATCAAACTTATAAATGAGACAATAGAGAAGTATAGTGGGTACATTCCATATGTGCTGCAATCAACTGGAAAGGATAGTATTGTGACTGAACATTTGTGTAGATTAAGCAATCACACGGTCAAAACAGTTTTCAATAATACCACCTTAGATTGTGCAGATACATATAAAATTGTCAATAAGCATAAAAATGACTGGATTATCACAACACCGCCGGAAGGATTCTATCAATATGTAGAGCGTGAAAACTTTATTCCTACTAGATTTAGTAGAGCATGTTGTTCACTATTTAAAGAAGGAAATCATATAAATCATTTTGACAATGTAGAAAAAGCTATATGGATTATGGGTGTAAGAAATGATGAAAGTAATGCCAGATCAAACAGACAAGATATTGAACATAATCCTAAATGGGGAGATAGAAACTGGATCGGGTTACTTCCTATTAGAAAGTGGACTGAATTGGAAATATGGTGCTATATCATTTTAAATAATCTTGAAGTAAATCCTAAATACAAAAAAGGATATAAAAGAGTAGGCTGCGCAATAGCATGTCCGTATAGCGGTAAATCAACATGGTATCTTGATAAACATTTCTATCCCAAAATGTATGATCGTTGGCATCGGATTCTTACAAAAGATTTCATTGAACATGGGAAATGGTGTACCCTGAATTGTACACTAAAAGAATATCAACACTATTGGAATGGTGGAGTGGTAAGAGAACAACCAACAAAAGAAGTAATCGAAGAATTTATGCAATACAAAAGCATCGACAGCTATGAAATTGCCGAAAAATACTTCAACAAGAAATGTACATGTTGTGGCAAAAATATAAGAAACAAAGATACAATAGCCATGAACCTAAAAATGCATGGGCGAAATATAACTCGGTTCATGTGTAAAAAATGTCTGATGAAAGAACTTCATATTGATGCGAAAAAATGGAACGAATACATAAGACAGTTTAAATCTCAAGGGTGTTCTCTATTTTAAATAAAAATGGGCGCAATGCCCATTTTTATATATAAATTTCTAAAATATTTCTAAAATGACTTGACAACCACCAGAAAAAGTATATAATAAAAATATAAACAAACAATAATAAATGAAAGGAATAAACATGATAAGAATTGAAAGCAATAAAACACTTCTTACTGATAAAGAGCTTACAGATATCAAGAAAAGTTCATACGATCAAGGTGTCATTGATGGAGTGAAGTTAGGTACTGGTGCTGTATTGAAAAACATAAATGCACTGAATCCAGAAGACATCGAGGATTTCAACAAAAGGAAGAAAGAAATAATCGACTTCTGTTTGAATGTAATAGCGGTCGAAGGAAAAGGAGCGAAACAGAAAATTGGAAAGAATGGCAATAACTAAACATGCAATGACTCGCTATGCCGAAAGAATTGCCGGAAGAGATGAGTTAATTGACATCAATATTTACATAGCTCAAAATGAGGACAAAATTATTGATGATATTAACAAGATGTGCGAACACTCAGAACTGATTTACACGGGAAAAGTTGGAAACCGTGACAATAACCCAGTTAATGTATACTTATCAGGAACATGGATTATTTTGACTGACTTAACAGAGTCAAAGGTTATTACTCTGTATAAAGTAGAATTGTATGTTGGTGAAGAATTCAACAAACAGTTTATTCAGAAGAATCTTGATAAGCTGGCAGAAGACAAGAAAATTCTGGAAGCCAAACGTGCAGAAATCGCAGAGGAAAAATCTGCATATCAAGAAATCATTAAAAGCAATGAGGATCTGATTAACGAATATCGTGGTACAATCAAAATGCTTGAAAGAAATAACGCAGACTACAAGGATGCCATTGAAAGCATGGATGCTAGGTGTTCAAAAGCGGAGCTTGCGGTTAAACGAGATATTGAAGCTCTCGTAATGAGAAGAGAGTTTTAAAATTTGCTATAATCAAGCAATAATAAATAAAAGGAAATACAATGTATAAACAAGTAATTGTAGTAAACAAGAGTTTAAACATGAGTCCAGGAAAACTGGGAGCTATGGTAGCACACGGAGCTACCTCATTCTTTTGTGAGTGGTTCAAGAGAAATGTTGTCACTTCAAATGAAACCTACAATGACTACCTAATCAATCCAAATGCAAGAGTTGATAAGGAACTTTTTGCTCAATGGATTAGTGGTAGTTTTACTAAGATTGTGCTTGAAGTGGAAGACGATGCAGCAATGAAAGCAATCATTGAAAAGGCACATGAATATGGAATGGTCAACAGACAGGATTTCTTCAATATTGTAGATGAATCAACAGAATTTCTTGATATTCCACAGTGGGCGGTAATTGCATTTAAACCTATGGAAGCAGAAAAGATTGATCCGATTACGGGCGAATTAAATTTATACGGTTACGAAGAAAAAATGTCGATGGAATGGGAGAATTGATATGTTTGATTTTTTCAAGAAGAAAACTATAGAAGAGAAAATGGACATTATTAAAACTTCATATGAAAAACAACAAGAATCTATGGTGGAGTCAAAAAGTCCAGATGAAAAATATATCTGGGTAGAAGGTTTCAAAGGCACGCAAGAGAATATGTGTTGTACGGTTACATATCCAAAAATGTGTGAATTTAGTGTCAATCACGAAAGAAAGACAGAACAGTACGAACTCAATGTGCCAAAGATATTAGAAGGTAATCCAGCAGTCGGTAGAAATGGTTTCCATTTCTGCAAAGATTTAGACGATGTTTTCCGATATTACCCATTTGATTTTCACAATAGATTTTTCAAAGTAAAAGCCCTTGTGAAAAAGGAAGAATATGATAATAGACTTTTTGCAGCTTTAGCAGCAAAAGAAATTATTTTGTATGAAGAAGTTTTCCCGGAATATGAAGAAGTGAAACAATATCTTAAATGCACCTCAAAAAGATATCACGAACCATATCAGTTTACCGAAGAAGACTTTAATGGCGCAAAAGAAATGGGCAAAGAGGTGTATTTTAAAAATAAGTTTATCACTGCATTGGTCAAATTAGGTCACTCACATTTATTATCAGAATTGGTAGTAGAACAGTGTTCTTGTGATGTTGCATACATGAAACACATTATAGATGTTGCCACTGCATTGAAAGACGAAGAGGTTTCGAGAGATATGACTGCCTATATACTCTTAGGAGGCATACATGAAGTTAAGTGAAATAGATGATTGTAGCATTTGCCCATTACCAGGCGAAGGTCTTTGTCCTGGCGGTATGGTTTGCTATGGTGGAGAACCAATCGAACCCCCCTGTACAAGTTGGGATGGAGATGAAGATGTCGAAGACTATATTGAGTCAGTACATGCCAGTATCTTAGAAAGAGAAGAATATGAAGATCGTTTGCGAGAAGAAAGAGAAAAGAAGAAACGAAAAAATGAAATCGCCAAGCGGAAACGCCAATATTTGAATATTTATTGTTACTCAGAGAAACATGATGTTAAGTCATTGAAAAAGCAGATAAAGAGCTATGAAAGTATTGAACGATTTGCAGACTCTATAGCAACAGCATTTAATATAACGAATGAAATGTTCAGATATCCAGAAAGAAAAGAAGTTAATCCAGAGATCACAGAAAAATTGAAGTCTCTCCGGGAGCAACTAAAAAAGGCAGAACAGAAGCTAAAGGATAAGCAGAAAGAATGCAGAAATACAGAAAAATATAAATCTATAGGGAAGGAACAGGAAGATGAAGAAAAACATTAAGAAAATCGTAGGCGTTATTGCTTGCGTGACGTTACTGTGTGCAATGACAGGTTGTGCAATGTTGGATTCTGCCATTAACGATTTAAAGGGTAGTCTTATCGGTAATGGATATGTAATTGATACATATGACAATTATGGTAACAAAGTAATGACAACAACCGGCGATAAAATCAATATTGAAGGAAATCCAGTTGAAACAACAAGTTACGATAGTTCTGGCGATATCATTACTGGCTATGAGCTGTCATCTATAATTACTATCAATATTGATGGCAAAGAAATCCAAAGCTGCGGAGATACATGCATTTTTGAGCAGAAAGGACTTAATGCAGAAGTTGATTTTCAGCAGGAAAATATCTACAGCAATACAAATGGTAGCATTGCGGATAATACATATATTGCCGGTATCGTAAACAAGTACAAGAACATGTTTGGTAAGTCAAGAATTGTTGTTGTAAAATCTCAGCTTGGACAGCCTATAACAGCTTATTCAGGCGATGAAGTATACTGGGAAATCCCAGACGATTTACCGAAAATGACAAAGCTCATGATTGATGGTAAAGCACTGTATATTCACAGAGCCAACTTCCAGATCATCGACAAAGCGTTACTAGATTAAATTAGAATTTTATACACTTTGAGTTTATAGAAATGAAAAATGGATTGTATGAGTATAAAGACGATAGCATTCCTGGCAGTGGACATGTAGTTATAGATGTCACAGAAACAGAGAAAATGTATACTTTCAAATTGGTTGAGAATACATGTAGATATGATCCGTGGAGAATTTCGAGTCTTTTCAAAAAGTCAACGCAAGTAAGAATAAAGAAATATCGTTCTAAACATTCAGTTATGACTTGGGATAATGGATTTGTTATATATCCATATCGAGATGGAATACCATATCTTTTTAAATATATTGAAAGGGGACAAAAGAAATGAAGAAATAAAGATTGACAATAGAACAAGTGTTCTGTATAATGAATGCAGACACTTGTTTCAGAAAAATGAGTTTTCCCTAACCAGTAGTTTATATGAGTAAGAGCAAAAGTCCACTCGATATACTTGCTGATTAGGTATTTGCTCTCCACCATATTAACATGATATGGTAAATTTTTCAAGAAACAAGTGTTTCTTGTTATAAGAAAGGAGAAGCAATGTTAGAAAAAATCAAACAGATTGCATTTAAAGTAAATTTATTTTTATGCAGATATCCATATGTAGTAGATTTTGTTGTATTTACATTAAATGCTATTATAAACAAACTATAATAAATGGAGCAATATATATGAAAGTTTTTATCACAAAGAAAAAGCTAGTTAATGAATTTGCAAAAGAGCTGGCGTATCTACAGATTAGAGCAGATTGGTGGCATTATGCATCGAGAGCCGAGGACAAATACAGTCAGAATATGTCAAGTAAAATGCTTGACGATGTGGCAGAACTTCGTTGCATATGTTCTAATTTAGGCATCATGAAAGCAGTATATGAAAAAGCATATAAAATCTATGATTTCAGAAATAGTGGGAAGAAAGGTTTCGTGCCGGATGTCAATCTCATTAAGAAATTGAATAAAGAATTTTGTGAACCAATGAAGAAGAAAAGACCAATTTAACGGAGGGTAAATATGACTCAAATGACTGTAGATAGAGTTAAGCGTGTGGCTCTTGAAACTATTGAATCTGAAATACCAGATGTTGACTATGGCTACGATTACGAAAAAGACGTTGCTTTAGCTTTTATGTATAGAGTTGAAGGTATCGTTGCTTTAGCCAATAGGTTAGCGGAAGAATGTGCTGATGGATAAATATGAAGACAGATAAGAGAAAAGAAATTACAAAAATTCTGTCTCTATCAATTCAAAAGCACATAAATCCACGCAATGACTCTAGGATATATTGGTCAAGAGAAGTCACGTTTGACTACAGAACCAAGAATGCCAAAAGAGTTGATTATATGAGATTCAAGCCAGTAAATAACACGGTTGGAGGAATCGAAAAGGGAGATTTTTACTGTTATGAGGTCAAGTCTTCCGTAGCAGATTTCCATTCTAAAAATGGGCATAACTTCATCGGAGATTGGAATTACTACGTGATGCCAAAAGAAGTATTCGATGAGGTTAAGAAGGAAATTCCGTATGGTGTTGGTGTATTAGTTCCCAGTGGTCGTTGCCACTCCGGGAGCTGGTACGACTTGAAATCCATAAAGAAAGCTAAAAGAATGAACAGAGAAAAGCCTATCTCAGAAATGTTATTGATGATGTTTAGATCGGCTGCAAGGGATAGGAATGTAGAGTAGGAGAAGAGAATGAAGAAAAAGATGATGGTTTGGATTTTTGCCATACTTTTATGTTTTTCTTTGGTTGGTTGTAAGGCAGGAGAAAGTAAATCTAAATATCCATATGTTACAGTAAAAAGAACGATGTGGAGAAATGATAACACAGACATAGATATTGGTAGTGAATATGAGCTTAATGATTTTAACAAAGAAACCACTGAAGATGGATGTACCGTAACACTCAATTTTGACTTGAAAAATAAGAAAAAGAATAAATCTACATCTGAAACAACCAAAAAGAAAAATGATACTGTGCAAAAATCTGATTCACAATTCAAATTGGATGTTGAGCCAATTCTACAGTTACCAGAACTTCCTACGGGTTGTGAAATTACTTCACTTGCGACTGTGTTTAATTACTATGGATATGATATCAGTAAAACTCAGTTAGCAGATGAATACTTAGAATGTGGCGAAGTTGGAGATACAGATCCAAATGAGAAATTTATAGGATCACCATATGATATTCATTCGTGTGGTTGTTTCTCTAATGTGATTGCAGATGCAGCGAAGAGTTTCAGTGAGAAGAACGGCTGTAATTTCAAAGTATACAATTTATATGGATTGTCATTAGATGATTTATACAAATATGTAGAAGATGGCAAGCCGGTAGTAATCTGGTCAACAATTGACCTAAAAGAAACATACAGAAATATTACATGGGACGTTGATGGTAAGGAAATAGCATGGCGTGCGAACGAACACTGTATGGTATTGATTGGATATGACAAAGATAATGATACTTGTATTGTGTCTGATCCTTTGCAGGGTATTAAGGAATATCCGAAAGATTTATTCAATCAGAGATATGAGGAACTGGGCAAACAAGCTGTAGTAGTAGAAAAGAGTGTTTAATATGTGGGATTTTGAAAAAGATTCAGACAAGACATGCTTCGACCATTTGGGTGATTATATCCCGGAAAGTATTGCAAACGAAGCAAAAAGAGAACTCAGAAGACGGGGATAT